AGATTGGGAAGCATACGCCAAATCCACCTACCAGTGGGAGCAAGGGCATGAAAAATACCTGCGTATGACCAAGACCAGTCTCACCAGCGACTTTGGCTACTGTCGGTTCCAATACAAGAAAAAGCGTATTGAAGGCCGCAAGTCCCCCACTACAGACGCCATGACTCGTGGGACAAATGTCCACGACGCCATGGAGGAGTTCTACATCAATGTCCGACCTGTTTACAAAAAGGCACACGCACTACTCAAGAAGCAAGACCGTGAGGGGGCTAAGGCTCTCCTCATGGGCGCTCTTCCTACACCGGAGGAACCGTATCACTTGGGCGAAGAGCCCATCATTGAACAGCGTATTGATTGGGAACTGGTTCGCCTTGAAGCGGACCCCGACCGATTCTTACCTATCATCAATGAGTTAGAGGTGCACGCTTTTGTGGATGTCCCATTCAACTTCAACGGTGAAGACTTGACTATCCCTGTTCACTTCGCAGGTAGCATTGACCGTGGCTATCACACCGAGGACGATAAGGTAGTTCTCATGGAATTGAAGACCGGTAAGTGGGTCGGGACCAATTTCAAGGTCCGAAGCATGCGCACTGAGATGGCTTTCTATTGGGACCTGCTCCGTAAGGCTGACCATCCTCTACAGGATGTTACGCATTGGGGCTGGTTCTACCCTTCCGGCTACAGAGAGGATGCTCCCGGTTCTGAGAACCATGTGGCTTATGAGAAGGTAAGTAAGCGATACCTCACAACAATTAACAAAGCCGTCAACGAACTGATTGAGGCGTACTTAACCGACAACTTCCCACCCCAACCATCCACTGGCAAATGTGCTTATTGCGACTTCGTGGCCGAGTGCCCTGCGTGGGAAGAAAGTGGCGACATCTACTGGAAAGGCGGATGGGGTAACACGCTGACACCAAAGAGTGCGGCGCAACGACTTAGAGAATTAGAAGAAAAGAGGAGGACAAAAAAATGAATTACGCAATGGACAAAGTAGCCCAGTGTATTGAATACCATTTACACGACAAGTTTGGTATAATTAGCCGAATCAAATGGGAACATTTGGAGAAAAGTAAGCGCCTCACTGTATCATTTAACCAAACCCTCGCCAACTATTTGGATGAGCAGTCCGAGTCCTATCCTATTCTATTTGCAGAAATCGTGTTGAGCCCACGACTGATGTTGCCAAAGGATGACATTCAAATGGATGACATCATGCGGTCACTTGATGACATGGTAAAGAGAGTGAAGAGCGATGCAGTTGAAACTTGATTATCCACGGGAAGTCCTTGAACTCAGTACGGAAAAGGGAAGAGGCTACAGAAAACTGGTCAACAGCAAAGAGCAATTTGAGCGATATTGGGCTGGTAAGAATGGCGTATCTAACGCCTACATGACCGTGTACGGCTACCGTGCCACTGAGGCACCTCATCATCGTAGAGTAAACCTCTACACGCCTATCATCCGACACTTTGTGATGGACTTTGATGCCATCAACTTCCGAGACAGAAATCGTTCTTCGGTAGAGCCGGAGATACCGTTGGAGCAAACGCTTAGACTACACCGCCATTTACTTGAACAAGACATTCGTCATGGAGTTTGGTTTAGTGGCGGCGGCTTTCATGTATGGGTGGCGTTGGACGAAACGCTGACTCCGGGCGACGGACCTCACCTATCGGCTGTTAAGGAGGCCGGCATCCAACTGGTCAACGACTGGGTCAAAGACATGGATTTGTACTGCTGTGACCCGATGGTCCCATTTGACACAAGTGGCCTAATCCGCATACCCAATTCTTTCAACGCCAAGCGTGGTTTTTGGAGCATACCTGTCAGCACCGAGGACTTGGAGGCCGGGCATCAGCATATCATTTTTGAAGCAATGGGTGCCAAGAGTGGCTATGTGGAATACGGCTCAAAAGGTATCAAACTTAACATCCGACCAGTCACAGAAAAGGTACAAATTTTCAACAAGTCGGACAAGGTATTGGACTTACCAACTGTCCGTATGAACGGCGTTATCATTCTTCCATGCTTGAATCAAGCGGCCTGTCAAATAGGTGGCAACCCGAGCCACGACGCCCGTGTCCAGTTGGTCAAATACCTCGCCAAGCAAGCGAAACTTCATGCCGATTGAGCGGTTCACGAAAGAACAATTGCAGGAACATGCTGACGAGATTGTCCAGTACCTCATGGGGCTCAAATGGGCTGACCAAGATGAAGGAGTTACCCGTTATCAAGTCAGCACCGTCGTATTCAAAGACTACCCTCAAACATGCAAAATGCTGTGGGGCAAGGGTCTATGCATAGGGAAATGTCGGTATTGGGACAAAACAGGCAGCGGTGAGGTGAAAAAACATGAGGCGTAAATGTATAATTTGTAGTGCAAAATTAAGTAAGCAAGGAAAGCGCGTCTGCTCCCCCTGTTTCAACAAAGGTCCGTATGGACATGACGACTACTTGGTAGCACTCATCTATGCATGCAGTGGTACGAACTACAAAGGTGAGTCTTGTCAACACTGGTCCAAAATCGGTAGCGCATACTGTAACGCTCATGGGAAGGTGAGTGAATGAGTGTCCCACCATTGGTTGCGGATAGCAACGAGCGTGGCCCGCTCTTTGAGGCAGTGGAGCGCATGGCTCGCAAGGAGGGCGTGCTTGTCAAGTCTCAGTTCTTGCAGGGCATGGGCGACTACAAGGCCGGCGATGGGCACATTGAGTGCAAGAGCCTCAGCGATTTCTTTCAGTCCAGTCACAGCGGTCACCTTTGGCGGCAACTGGATAACATGGATGCTAACTGTGGTCGGGTGTTCCTTGTCGTGCACGGTGACATTGCCAAGTACATCAAAATGGCACAGAACCAAGGGCGCAAGGTGTCATATTCACGAGTGACAAATGAACTCATGGGTACCTTTGCCCGCATTATGGCTGACTTTGACTGTCATATCTACAAAGCAAAGGACCATGTTGAAGCGGCTATGTTCATCGTCAAACTCCACCAAAAGTTGCACAAACCAGCCAGTCGCCATGGAGCAAGAGCCATTACAAGGGTGTCAACCAACGATGTGCGCAAGGACCTGCTCCTCTCAATACCCGGTTTCGGGCCCGATTTAGTGAGTAAACTTATCCAGACTTGTGGCAGCATAGAGGAGATGCTTTATGTAGAGTCACTGAAACGGGTGAAAGGTATGGGGCCTACATTACGACAGCGACTCATTGAAGTTTTAACGAGTGAAGAGCCTGTCAAAGTGGAACGGACATATCAAAAGAAGAGGGAATGACATGATAGAGCATACTGCCGAGAAGTACGAAGCCGTGCAACGCTACCCTGTGCTAAAGGGCTATCTCAGTCATTTTAGAGAGGTCAGTATCAACAACGAAATTCCCGGCCTTCTTTCATTTTTCTTTATTTTGGGACAGACCAGTCTACCCTTCGTACGAATCCCCGTTGGTGGCAGCAACCTGTGCACACGGGTCAGTGTGTTTTGGTTGCAGGACACCCGGACGGGTAAGTCAGTTGCCTTTGAAACAATCCAAAAGGTCTGTAACGACATTGGTGTAGAGGCCATTGACTACAGCACTGGGACAGACGCCGCCCTTGTTGGGTCTTTCGTGACCGAAGAACAGGGTGCCCCTCCCGTCCAGCGCAACGGTGTACTTGCAGGGCGCAAGGCCATGAATTTTGACGAGGGCTCCATCCTTCTCAAGCCGAACCAGCATTCCGAGGGAACTGTGTTGTTCTTACAATCCGCTCTCAACTCGGCGGGAACTGGTCGTAACATTCTCACGAAGCACCTTCGTGATGGGACCATCACCATCAAGTCCGAAGTATCACTGTGGATTACCACTTTCCCCCCGAAAGGTATCAAAGAGCATGTTCTTGACAAGGGTATTTTCCAGCGTGTTCTGCTCTATTGGAGGGACTGGACCATTGAGATGAAGAAGGATGTCGCCTATCAATTGGCAGCAAGCGTCCACAAGCGGACCAAGCACGAAGTGTCTTACAAGGAAATCACTGACTTCTTTGAAAACCTACAGCGTGAACTTAAGTCACGAATCTGTCATTTGGTCGGCATTACAGCGTTACAATGGGACGAGGCTGACGACGACACCCAAGAAGGGTGGGCCATGGAAGTCATGGACGAAATGTTCCTCATTGACAACTCGTATGTCCCTGCCCTCATCAGTGCCATTGACGAGTATTACTCACTGGTGGAGCAAATGGACCCCCATAAGCAGGGCGTCTGTGCGTCGTTTATCATGGGGCTACAAAACTACACCAACATCATCGCTCACCACATGGCCATGCTTGAGGGCACATGGGTGGTCCGTGGTGACCACATTGACATGGCGAAGGAGATTCTGTACGACCTTTATCACAACTTGATTCACTGGCTTGAGGCCGAGGTCAAGGTTGGTATGGGCGCTAAGGAAGCCAAGAACATGGAGATTGGCTGGAAGAAGGCTTACTTCGCCTGTGAGAAAGTGGACTTTGACGACTCTCGTGGAGACGGGTGGGTGGCCAAGTCGGCTATGTACTCTACTTACGGCAAGCAGCAAAACCTCAGTAGTAACAACTCCATCAACAAGCGTTACAATCAACACGGTGCGAAGATGTTTGAACAAACCACCGACGGAAGTGGCGTTAAGAAATACGCCCGACTACGCAAGGATTACCGACAAACGAAGGTGGATGACGATGCATGAATGTGTAGTGTGCAAAGTTCCCGAAGACAGGGACACTCTCTACGGCATCGGTGACCGCAGAGGGAAACTGGTGTGTATTTGTGAGTCTTGTTCAATTGAGATGAGAAAGGTCATAAAGAGCATCATGGAGGTATTTGCATGAGCGATGTGATGGCCATTGACATTGAGACTGAGAATTTCTCTCACGAAATCGGAGGATGGGGTAACACCCACATGTTCTCTCCAACAGTCGTAGCCACATGGACTGGCGACGGCGGTACAGTCTACTGCAACAAATCGCAGGCAGGTGAGTTCTTACCCGAAGGAGTCAAACTCAAAGCCCTGTCTCCCGAAGTTCTTGGCCGAGATATTGAAGAGCACATCGCCAAAGGAGGTAGAGTCGTTGGACACAACATCATCGGCTTTGACCTACCTGTACTGAGAGACAGTCTTGATTGTTGGACGGCAGGGGACCTTCTTGGCAAAGCGTCCGAAACTCTCATTGATACTTCGGCAAAGTTGAGGTCGGCTTCTAAGTCAGCCATCCCACTCTCCGACGCTTGTATTCACACGCTTGGCATGGACAAGACCATGAAAAGTCATGACGCTCCGCTTGAATGGCGGAAGGGCAATTACGGTAAAGTAGCCGAGTATTGCCTCAAAGACGCTCAACTCTCGTACGACCTGTGGAAGTTTGGTAACAAAGAAGGCTTCGTCAAAGCACGATGCCGAGAAACCGGCTCAATCAAGGAGTACGAGGTTGAATGGTAGGAGAGGAACCTATGACAAATGAAAAGAAACAAACAGCACAAAGCATGAACATCCGAGCAGCAAAGGCCATTGCCGATACGGTGCGGTCCACCTTGGGCCCAGCGGGTATGGACAAAATGATGGTGGATGGTGGTGGCAATGTCATCGTCACCAACGATGGGGCTACCATCCTACAGCAACTTGACATCAGTCACCCCGGTGCGAAAATGATTGTGGAAGCAGCAAACACTCAAGAAAGCATGTGCTACGACGGTACAACGACGACCACAATTTTGGCTGGCTCTTTGCTCGCCAACACAGAAGGCTTGTTCAACAAAGGTTTGCACCCGAATGTGGTATGTCGTGGTTACAGACAGGCTGCCCAGTGGGCGGTGGAAGCCATCACTGAGACAGCACAGGGTAGTAGCAAAGACTTGCTAAATGTAGCCAAGACAGCCATCACGGGTAAGTCGTTGGAAAGCAGCATGGACCATGTGTCCGGACTGTGTGTTGAGGCAGTGGAGCAAGCCAACGGGGACATCAAGCGCATCAATGTGGTGTGCCAACCCGGCGCTTCACTGGAGGACTCATACTGTTTTAACGGGGTCGTCATTAACACGACTTTTATGATGCCGAGCATGAGCAAGGTGCCTACAAAGAACATCATCCTGCTGAACACTGGTCTGTCGTCAAAGAAGGACGACAATGTCCAAGTCAATGTACAGAATGTTGGCGACTTCAAGAACTACCAGCAATATACCACCAAGGATGTGTGGGAGACAAAGGTAGACACACTCACAAAACTCCTTCCCGAAGGCGGAGCAGTGTTCTGCCGAGATAGTGTGAACGAACTTGTAGCCGCTCTCTTGTCCAAGAAGGGTATCAGTGTGGCACACCGTGTCCCACCTACCGCTCTTGACGCCATGTCGGCTTTGCTGGACACACCTGTTGCCCACACTGTGGAAGACATTGGTGAAGTAGCACAGCCGACTGAGTTAGAACAGCGCACGATTGGTGACATGGACTACATCATTGTGGCCGGCAAAGGTAATGTTACGACGCTTGTCCTACGAGGAGCCACCCGACAGACCCTTGACGAAACAGAGCGTGGATTTGACGACGCCATCGGCGTGGTCTGCTTGGCCTTCAACAGTGACCAAATCGTGACGGGCGGCGGCTCGTCCTACATCCACGCTGCGCTCGCTCTACGCAACCGTGCGGCCGAGATTGGCGGTCGGGCGCAAATGGCGATTGAAGCCTTTGCAGACGCCTTGGAAGCGATTCCTGCGACCATCGCTGAGAACGCTGGCTTTGACCCGTTGGACACGGTGCTGGCTCTACGCAGCGCCCACCTCCTTGGCAAGAAGGACTTCGGTCCGAACATTGAGGAAGGCGGTGTCTGCTCTATGATTGGGCTGAATGTGTACGAACCATTGGCTTTGGTGAAGCAGGCAATTCAGTCAGCAAGCGAAGTCAGCATCAGCATCCTACGCATTGACGACATCATCGGGAAGCGTTCCGAAGAGTGATTTGCTCAGCGATACGAGAGGCAGCCTTGAGGGCTTCTTCATTCACGCCTGTGGTGAAGCCCCAAGCGTGCAGGTGAGACACCAGCGTTTCGGTTGACAGGTTAGCCCCGCTGTTGGCAGCAAATGGGCACCCACCAAGGCCACCGATACTTGAGTCAATTTCGTAGATGCCGTTCATCAACGCAGCCCGGACCAACTCAAGTGCACGGTCCTCCTCGCCATTGTGATGGAGATGAAGTGCTGCTCGCATACCCTCGTTCTTGGCTAACTCAGCCAATTCAGCGACCTCTTTGCGAGTTCCTGCTCCGACTGTATCAGCGAAGACGATAGTGCCTCCGAACATTTTGGCATCACGGATGCAAGAAAGAAGTGTGGTCATGCGAGGCGCCCCGCTCCAAGGCGAACCGAAGGCCATGCTAATGTAAACTCGGACATTCTCTTTGGGCACTTTGTCCATGAAAGTTTTGTACATCAGCACAATCTCACTACGGGTCTTACCCATGTTCTTCATGTTGAAGTCCTCGCACGGTGAGAACACGATGTTGAACTTCTCAACACCTGTCGCCACAGCACGCTCGTAACCACGCTTGTTCATGACCAGCGCGCTACCACGGTCAAAGACCTCTTCGGCGTCTGCCATCTGCGGTACGAGGCGAGGGTGAGCAAAACTTACTTCCTCTATAGACTGCAAGCCTGCGTCGTATAGGCTTGCGATTAGTTGTCGTTTGATTGCTGTTTCAACAGGCTGTTTCAGTGCTTGGAGTCCATCACGAGGGCCGACCTCGTAGATGGAGATGTTCACTGGATTCCCCTCCGCATGCCATTAAAGCAGGCTTGATGGAAAGCCTCCTCGTCTTCAATGTAAATCATGGTGTCAGTGGGGTCGGGTGTTGCCAACCAAATGGTCACAAAGCCTGCAATAAATGAGAGGATGAAGAGAGTCGGCAGCAGCATGTACAGACCGAGCGCGGTGTGAAAATTAAAGTTGTCGGCCCAAGTTGTGATTGAGAAGCATTTTTGACAGTGCTCCGTACTTCTTCGCCTTCAATCTCAAGGCTGATTTTTTAAGCGAGTTCTTTTTTCCTACAGGTCCCATGTCCCCGTGCTTGCGCATGTACCCACAGGTAGGGCATTCGTGAATAACCACCTGCTTCCCTTTGAGGTAGCGGGCTGAAATAGTAAGGGGCAGGGCTGTGGTCTTGCAGAACTCACAGGTATAGGTCAGCGCATCAATGAGCGCACCCATCAACTCACCACATGGAGGTCTAATTTCGCCCATGCCGAACCCGTGTAGACGAACTTCCCGTAGTTGGTAGCGGCTACATTGACATTGATACCTGTTGAATCAAAGTTCAAATTGTGACTGCCGGACGGGTGGTAAACCTCAATGATGTGTCCGTGAGGGAATGTGCCCGATGGGTTGAGGTTGATGGCTGCACCGGTTGTTACTATCCAAATGTTAGGACCGTCAAAGGTGAAGGTTTGATTGGCTGATGTTGTCAGCACCTTGACTTCATTCGGGGCCAGTCGCCATGTGCCACGGGCAGGACTTCCTCCTATGTCACGCTTTGCGCTGTAAAGGAGCACGCTATGCCCATCCGGGCTGTGCGTCTGCCACATACCACCGAAAGGCGACGCTGCAAAGCCACCACCCGAAGGTGATGCAAAAATTGAATCAATGGTCTTTTGATTGGTGTTGTCAATTGCGTTCGTGTTGGTGACTGAACCAGCCGCACCTGCGGTGAGATGATTAAAGTAGACTGGATTTGGCCGGACGAATATACGCTTGTCGTGTACGGTCGGCGTGTTGAGCGAGGCTGTCAGTGCCCCTCCTGCTGACACCGTGTAGTGAAGGATAGCGAGTACGACGGCCTGTTGATTGTTAGCCGGACCCGGTGCTGAGAGGAAGGTGTTGGGCACCTGTGGAGTCTCAGTGGCTGGGTCAGCCAGTGTCCCAAACTCGTACATGATGTTGTTATTCGCTCCCATGGCAGCAACATAAATGACGACATACGCTTCTTTGTTGACTGACGCGTGTGGTGTGGGGAGAGTTCCGACTTTGTTCGTGCTTGTTCCAATGACGGTGCTGGTGTGCGTGCCACCTACACCTCCACCAAATTGGTAGACCACACCGTCAAGGACAGCAAAGCCGCCCGACACAGTGATTGCGCCTCCGGAGCCGACTGCTACATGTCCTTCCGTAGAGGAGCCGGTAGCGTTCCGAGTGCCCCCGTATGCCCCATCAGCCACGCGAAGGATGCCATTGCCGTGCAAGCCCTCGTAAGGATTGGTCAACGAGGGACTGGTCAAACCATCGCCATCTCGTAGCCCACTGCCACCAGTGAAGCCTTGAGCAGCGGTGTGTCCGGAGAGTGGATTAGACATTTCAGTTCACCTCTATGATAGTAGCGAAACGCAATTCATTATTTTGCGTTTTGGTCACGGCTCGGTGCGTGTAGCGGAAAAGCACAGTTGTGTCAGTGGAGTCGGCTGGGTTTTGATATTGGACGCACACCTCTTTTAGCGGGATAGTAAATGTAGATGAAAGGGGCACGACTGCCTCTACGAGAAGAGAATGGTCGTCAACGATACGCACAGTAGGTGTGGCCACAAAAGCGGGCCTCCCTGCGCCTCCGTCTTCACTGGTAGCCAGTGTCCCATCAAATCCAAAGACCACTTGGTTGATGCGGTCTTTCAGTGTGTCAATCAAAAATCGGTTCCCTTCTGTCAGTAGTGGCATATCATCCTCTCCAAATGGTTATTGGTTTGCGCTTTGGATTCTGTATTTTGAGTAGATTGGCTTGCTCAGTCTTCGGACGAGTGGCTTTTCCACCTATGATGCTGCGGTCCCCTTGGCCAATGATATAGCCTTCTTGGCGGACCGTTGCAGCAGTGAGTTGCCAGCGAGCGGTGATTTGATAGCGAGCACTGGTTCCAAACTCAATCGTCTCCGTCTGCCGGCTCTTTTCTTGGCTGGCTTCGCTAAGTTCTACGATGTCATTCTGTTGGAACCGCTGTAGCAAATCAGCAATACCCGTGTCCATAGATGTGACACGGAGGTCGGTCTTCTTTTGGACAAGGTGGTGAGTGGCTGTCAAGACATTGTAGTTGTTGTTGTCTGTCTGCGTTTGGTAGCGGATAGCCTCACCCGGCTGAACCGTAGTGGCTCTCACAACCTCGTGCAAAGTAGTGGCACCTTTGGCTCGGTTGGCTGCTGCTAAAAACTTACGACCGATGGCCCTCGCACTTGCCTTAGACACAGCCGTAGGAGCGTTGATACCACCGGGCACTTCAATGACCCCAGTTTCTTGTGCACTAAAGTCGTCAATTGTGACGCTATTGTTATCGTTCAACGCCCTCGCTTTTCCACGAACGACCAGTCTATTTGGTAGGTGTTGAGTTTCACTTTCAGTTTTCCCACCTGTCACGGCTACATTGCTGAGATAGTGGGAGCGGTTAGATTGGAGTTGATGCTGATAGAACAGGTTGCCAAACCGGTCAGTGATAAGACGGTGTCCATCATGCCGACTCAAGAAACGCATGGCACTGACGCCATCTATGCCGTTGAAGTCTTTGGCCACAAAAGTGGTACTGCCACGCTTCCTGCTTACATTGACGGAGTTGAGGGAAGACGATTGGCTGTCGCCAAGGCGCGCAGCAAGGTCGCTCGTGCGCAGACCTACATTGACTGGCTGTGTAATTTGTACAGTCTTCGCACTCATTCCAATGTCCGTCAACGCCCGACCTTTGAGGTTGGGGACCATAAGTCGTGAGCCCTTGGTGGCAGCCACTACTTGGTCAACGACGAGGTTTTCTTTCGTGTTGGAATCACTGGTTACCATGGCCGGCTTCGTCGCACCACTGGACAGTTTGCCGTCTTGGTGAAACACTACGCCTTCATATCGCATGTGCTCAGTAGGCGTGTGCACCAAGTCAATGGAGTCGTCCTGTTCAGTTAGCGTGTAGGTGCGCTGGTGAGTAGGTTGAAAGTCACTTTGCTTTGGCTTGGCCACACTGCGCTTGGATGAAGTCTGTGTGTAGATGCCATGGCGCACGGCGTTGTCCACAAACTTAGGCTTGCGGATGCGCTTCATGACCGTAGGCTGGACTGCATCACTTCGCCCGGTGTTGGTGTTCTTTGCGACCGTCATGCTATCACTCCGTGCTGTGGTCACCCGTGTTGAAGTTCGTATCGCCGTCTGCACCCTTGGGGTGCAACGATTGGCTGTAGCGAGGCTCTACCGAAAAGTCTTCCTTTCGTGCAGCGTCGCTACGGAAATGTTCCAAAGTGTTCTCGCTCATGACAATGCGGGCCACTGGATTGGTGATGTCAGTCTTGTCGTAGCCCGTTACATCTACGCCCAAAATTTTGGGCCCGTTGCTGTCCGAAGCAGTGACGCTTGTGTTGGGAGCGATGCTGTAGACCGGTGAATACGGTGGACTGCTGGGCGTACCTGTCCGTGCGGACGGGGCGTCGCTGGTGTAGATACCGTATTTACCTCCACCTGTAGCGAGATAGAAGTTGCTGCCGTCTTGAGGGCTGCCGGTCTTGAGCATACGCTTACCACGGAACAACTGGACATGGTGCTTGTCTAGCGTGCGCACAGGGCGCACAAGGAACTCAATGCGACTGTCGGAGACATTGGTCTTGCCGTCAGTCGGGTCGTGGTTAGCGTCTTGATATGGATTGGATGTAGAAGCGGTGTTAGCCTTGCCCCAGCCCTCGTCGGAAAGTGCACCTTGTCGCACTGACCAGTCCATGATGTAGGTGCCGCCAAGGCTCCACATGCTGTGAGCATCCGAGATTTTCAAAATACCCTTGACAGGTTGGGCTGACCAACTGAGGGCTGTCATGTCCAAGTGACCGAGAGTCTGTGAGCCAACATCCTTTGCACCACGCAGCGTGGTTCGTTGACCGACGCTTCGGTTGCTGTGTAGGCTATGCGCCTCAGTTGACATGATGATGTACTCTTGACTTTCGCCATCGTTGAGTTCACTCATCGTGTCCACATCAAGTCCGATACGCACGCCATCTGCACCTACAGGGTCAGCCATGTCCGTGTTAGCACTAATTGTTTCAATGCTCTCACTGACCATAGCCTCGGGTTTGAGTAGACCTTCTTCACTGTCCAATTCCAACCTTGCGCTGATACCCCGCTCAATCTCTTCTGCTTGGAGCACATCGTTGCGTGGGCGATTGAGCCCCTTGCCGATGGTCGGCTCGCTCGTCGGCTGCGAAAGAACGAGGCCTGTTGGCTCAATTGATTCGGACACATCCATTAGCAGACTTTCATTGAAATGCGTGGGCCAGCGCACACCACGACCGTCTCCACGGTCGCCGACACGCACGGACTTAGCCGGATTAAACCAGTCCGCCGTACCCATATCTGTAGCATCGTTGTTGACCGTGTTAGCATTACCGCTTTGACGGTCGTCGTAAGACGCAAACAGACCTCGGTTAGCAGGTCGGTCATCACGGCCGCCGTCTGTGTAAGCGTTCTCCGGGTCCCACGCAGGACTGATACCGAAGCCACGAACAGGGAATCGGCGGACATCCTCGCCACGAGTGTTACCCCACCAATCTACAAGGTAGTAGCGATGAGCGTTGGCCAACTCGTAAATTTCCTTACCAGCAGCGTCTCCTGCATACATTTTTCGTACGGTGGAAGGGTTGCGGAGAACACGGACAGGGCAACCAAACGGCTTTGTCATTCGGCGACCGTCGCTGTAGCGAACCTGTCGTCCAAGTTGGTCTTCATTAAACAGTGCACTGATTTGCGTTAGGCGCTCAAGAATACCTGCGTAGGACGCTGGGTAATCTGTGCCACTCTTCCATCCATTTGTCTTGCTGTCCTGTTGTACAAATGGCCCATGATAGTAGCCAAGTAGAGCGTTGCTGTTGGCGACTTCCAAGTAACCACGCACATACGGGGACCAACGAGGGCGATTCATTGGTTGACGCACAGCCATGCGGTAGCCAAAGCAATAGTTGCGGGCATTATCCGAATCACTGGTCATTTCAGCGTAGGTACGCTCATCAACCCCACTATTGTCACGGAAGCCCACGCAGTCCACCCCGAACAACTTGCCACCCCAACCAATCAGCGCCTCAAGGAATCCGTCAAGGCGACTGGAGCCAGCGCCGCCACGAGAGCCGCCGGGCCAGTAGCCAGCGAAATTGAATTTGTCCGAACCAATTGTCCCGCCTTGATGCGAAAGTGCCGATGTGGCGTCCAGTTGACTGGCAGTGAAAGTGGCTCCAGTACCACCTACAGAAGTAGTGGTAGAAATGCTGATTTCCATAATTGGGAAACGGTTAGTGGTACTGGCTCCGTCTACTCCGTTGACAGTTGACGGACTTGGGTTGTTGGACATTTTACTGTCATCAACAACACCCCAAAGAGTAGAAACATACAGTTTTGTCCCATCGTCACTCCAATCCATGCCGGTAACCCAAGGGGTAGTGTCACTACCGGATTGAGAAACTGACGCTGACTTGTTAAGAAAGTAAGTTCGTAAATCAAGCGTCACATCCAAACTGGAGGTAGATGTGTCAAAAGGTGTGGACAAAGTGTATTCTCGGACATAGCCGGACGCTCCACTCAGCCACATTTTAGTTCCGTCCGAGTTAAACAATATGTCGCTGATTACATTTGCGCTGATTGTCGCTGATGTACCTTCGGTATCGCCACTGGCTACTGTATAAGCAGTAGCGGCAGTGAATTGACGAAGAGTAGAAGCAAATCCAATGTAATACTTGGTTCCGTCATTGTTCCATGAGGCGGCACGAATACCCGTTTGGCTTCCTAAGTTCGTACTACCAGTGAAAGTAAAAGTGCTTGTCAAATCAAATGCAGAAGCCAATGTTGCACTTCGCACACCCCCGCCATGGAAATTCGTGATAATCATTTTCGTACCGCTGGGGTCAATGTCAAACCCATCACAACTGTTGAGGTCCGAATCACCAAGTCCAGCACTTTGTTGGTCAAAAATTCCATCAGTATTCGTTATGTCAATCTTGGAAAAGAACACATTGTCGGTATCGTAATCGTTGTTGTTACCACGGTTGGAAACAATGATGTCGTCTCCGACTACACGCATACCTGTCATCCATGTAGTCGTGGCATGAATCTGTTGGAAG